TTTCACTTCGTTGGTTGAGCAACCTGCTATGGCGAATTTATTTGTCAAAGTACTTCTTTGTCCCGTTGACTTTCTCATCTTCATCTTCACACTTCTTTCACGTTGTTTGGGATTTATAAGGCGAGTTATTGATGGCTGCATACACTCTGTTCTCAACACGCTTTCATTGCTATGGGCAACGAGGGATAACCTTGAAGCTCAAGCTAGTGAGTGGATGTCGAATTACAGATCGTGTGAGGTCACAGCGGAGGAGGCTCAGGAGGAATATGAGCAGAAGAGGCACACAGGGAAATTTGCAAATTATGTTGGCAAGCGTGCTTACTTCCACTTTGGCGTTAGACCTAAGAATGGAGCTAACGTGAAAGTCACCCGGAAGTGGATTCGAAATTTGTTGGATGACAAGTACCATTCACTCAGGATGCAGGACAAGATTAACATTATTGATGAAGCTCTATTCTTGTCTTTTATTCCTTCTGATGTATATGTTGCAAGTGAGGAGTTGGCCTCCAGCAATGTGTACATGGAGGAGTTGTCATGGGACAACTCCTCCAGCTAGGGATGCCCAGTAGTTTTACCTGGTCAAGCCTGTTCTGATACACAGGCACCGTTAAGTGAGCTTGACCAGATGGTGGTGGTGCCGAAACCATTGGGTATGGCGAAGGAAAGATGGTTTGTGCGAATTGCCGGCATTTCAGATGAGGTAGTCATCAAGCCGTTTAATCACACTATCTCAGCACTAAAAAGGGCCGTAACAGAACGTGTCTTCTTTGTTAAGGAGAACGGGGTATTTGTGCGGCCGCCAAAACCTTTGAATTTTTCTGCCCGGCTTGAAAAAGTCAGGCTCCGGCTCTTACCATTGTTGCCAAAGACCACCCCCTGGAGCACTGAGCAATTCATTGCTTCATGTAAGGGTGCTAAGAAGCGCAGGTACGAGGCTGCCAGTGAATCTCTACTGCAAGAGCGGTTTACTGGGAAAGATGCTAAGGTTGAGGTATTTATAAAGTATGAGAAGACAGATTGTACGTCAAAAGCTGATCCTGTTCCAAGGGTTATATCTCCTAGGTCGCCTAGGTATAACTTGTTACTTGGAAAATATATCAAGAAAATTGAACACATGGTGTTCAAATCTATAAGGAAGCTTTTTGGTTCACACACAGTAATGAAAGGATTTAATGCCTACGTCTCAGCCGATATCCTTAGAAAGAAGTGGGAGAAGTTCTCAGTCCCAGTTGCTATTGGATTGGATGCATCAAGGTTTGATCAGCATGTGTCCGCTGACGCTTTACGTTGGGAACACGATATTTATTTGTCGTGTTTTCCCATTAAACGTCACCGTGATAAACTTGCCAAACTTCTGTCATACCAAACTCACAACTATTGTACTGGTTATGCCCCTGATGGTATGATTAAGTATGATATTGTTGGTACCCGTATGTCAGGGGACATGAATACCTCACTTGGTAATTGTGTCTTGATGTGTTCGATGATTCACGCTTATTCTGAGCATGTCGGTGTCACTTTAGAGTTGGCGAATAATGGAGATGACTGTGTGGTGATCTTGGAGAAATCTGATTTAAATGCATTCAGTGAGGGGCTTTTTGAATGGTTCTACGAAATGGGATTTAATATGAAGGTCGAGGACCCTGTGTATGAATTTGGCAAGATTGAATTTTGTCAAACCATGCCAGTTTTCGATGGAAGGCGTTGGCTGATGTGTAGGAAACCATCAGCAGTTCTTTCCAAAGACACTTGTCTCCTTCAACCCTATCAGAGTAAGAAACAAATAGCGAACTGGATGCATGCTGTAGGTATGGGTGGACTCAGAATGACCGGTGGGTTGCCTATTCTACAGAACTTTTACCAAGCGTACATGAGGTACGGAAAGCCGGGTCGAGAACCCAGGAGGTATTTTTCATGGTTTCAAAACAAAATGATGGATAGTATGGATCGTGACTTCAGTCCTGTAACAGCCGAAGCACGTGATTCGTTCTATACCTCATTTGGAATTACCCCTGATGAGCAAATTGAACTAGAGAACTTTCTCGATGCCTGGAAATTTGAGTTTGGCGTGTCTGAGTCCTGCCATGAGGATTTCAGATACCGCGACTTTCCGTTGTGATTAAGAACCAACACACCGGGTGCACGGTGTATAAACATGTGCATTGGGGTCATGTTGATGAAAAAGACCAAAACGTTTCTTTTATGTGTAAAAATTTACGTGCTAAACAAAATGCCGAACGACTGCACGGCTCTATCCCTGTATCCTACATTGTTCAGGGATCAACATGATGTACAGTCTCCGTGTTGGTTGCGGGGATCCCATACACAACCACTTATGTTTCTATTACCTCCTTTAATTACTTTTGGATTGTACGAAATTGGCGAAGCTATTAAAGCCACTGAAAATATTCCTACCACCAAGACACCCTCAATTCCCCCACCCCCCATGTCTGATAAGCAGATTGTTGTTTTCGGAGATAAATCTAATCCAGGGATTAATACTAAGACAGAAACCGCTGTTGGATCACATTGGTCACAGAGCCTCAGCAATACTCAATTGTACGGATTAATTGATCAAGGTCGTGAGGCTTTCGTTCGCACCCCACTTGCTAAATTGGCTTGTGATTCTATTTCACGTACCGTATTAACTGGAGTTGCTGCTGAAGTTGCCAGTGACTTGTGCTTCCGAGCTTTAAAAACGTTAGCCGAGAAAGCCGTTCCTATTACTGAACAAGCCGTTAAAAACGCTGCTTTAAATTTGTGGAGCAAAATGCCTACTTTTAGGAAGAAGAACGTTCCCCAAAAAGAACTTGCCAAGATCGCCGGAAAAGTGGCACGCAAGGCCCAAAGTATGCCTCCAGGCATGTACACAGCTGGTGTTTCTGCACCGGTTTCTGCTGGTAAGGTGCTTGGTCGTGTTGGTCGTGCTACTTCGCGAGCGACCTCTCGCGGTGTTCTTGTACGTCACTCAGAGATGCTTGGTACTCTTGTTTCTTCCTCATCTGCTTCTACATTTCTCGCTTTGGCTTTTACTGTCAACCCTGGCAAGAGTTGGGCATTCCCTTGGTTAAGTACTATGGCTGT